ACTGCTTTCTTATCTTCAAAGGGAACTTGTAAATCCGATATAACGACAATGCGCTTAATCGTCTTCTTCCTCATCCTCGTAGGGCGACTGATCTGGATTAGGAATAATCCAATCGGGAAGGCGCATCTGTTCTTCTATATACCAGCGCGACTTATCTTCACCGTAACCAGCCCTGACTAGAGCTTCATAACACTCAACAATTTGTGTAGCCCAAATATCTATGGGCTTTAGCGGTTCGCCTGTCTTACGCGCTGCGCTTTCCTTGCGCTTGCGCTTAGCGGCTAGTTCGCTTTTTGTTGGTTTTCTTGCGCTCATTAGTAAGCAATTCTAGAACCATACGTTCCAATTTTTCGATGCGCGACACGATATGTGAAGCATCAATAATTGACGGCACTTCATGACGGATAATGTAACGCAGTCCCCCGACAATTAGGGCGCAGCATGAAAGTATGGCAGCAACAAAGGCTGCCCATTCTGCCGGAGTCATCGCCTTCCGAAAGCGGTGTCGTTAGGATTCAAGTATCGCAGGATGACAGGAAGACTCGCGCATAATGCCGCATTGACAATCGCTTGGACATCCCATCCGACTGCAAGATATGTTGCAATTCCAGCTGCCAAAAAAGATCTCGCCCATGATGCTCCTACTGCCTTTATTTCGTACATGATTCTCCTAGATACTCCATAAAACGGAAACAACGTTTGTGCCAACGCTAGTGATGCCATACAAAGCCACATCTGCTGGAACGGTAATTTCTAGTTTGTCACCATTATCCATGTGATAACCGTTGCTGGCAGTTACATCGCTACCCCCGATATAAACCTGACCCTTTGCATGTAGGGCAACTTGCCGGTTTCCCGGATGTGCTGCCACTATTACCGACCGCGTGGTCGTTAGCGATACCTGCTCCGTCTTTATCACTCGCTTCTCCTGTCAATAAGGGGATTCTGAACATGCTGCCATCATGATCGCCCTTGGCAGTAAAACTGATATGGAAATGTCCACGGTGCGGGTTGCTGCCGGTATATTTTCTCCACTTGTAATTACGCTTCCAACTTGCAATTTTGCCATCGAAGATTATGTAAGAAATTCGCTTATCAGATCTGGCAAGTAATCGAAGTTGATCAACAAGATCATGGATTTCGTGTTTGCTTGGTCCAAGATCAGCGTTAAAGTCGTAGGCACGTACAATTCCCGAATCAGGTTGCGGGTTATGATCGCTAACCCTAAGGGCATGGCGTTTATCACCGAGCCACCCTTCAGGCGCAATTCTACTTCTATCGGGAAACGCATCGTCAATTTGCTCGCGTAACTGTTGCCCCGCTTTGCACAGTTTGGGCATTATTTTCCTAATTTAAGTCCATCTGGAATTGGCTTTGAATAATTCCATTCGGCAATATAAGAGCCTTGACCGTCTGAATCATCCTGTAAAATGATTGTTCCATCTGCAAACTTGCTAGAATTTTCCAATTCTGGATATGCGGCAATGATGGTTTCATAAAAATTCATTATTAACTCCTAATCCAAACGCCACTAAAATAAGTCGCATTTGTGTTATCTAGCAAAGTGGAACCGCCCGTAGAATAAGCATATAATTCAACATAATCAGTCGTGCCGTTAAAATAAATAATATCTGTCCCGACATTTCTACCGAAACCATCGCCGCCGACATCAGCCTTATTTATTTTGGCGGCAGCCGTTCCATTTTTGTAAATTGCACCTTCAGCCTGACCGCCGTAAGTATACGTGATTGTGGCATTTAATTGATAATAACCAGATTTGTTCGGCGTAAAACGATAATTTGTCGTCGAATCAAAACACGAATCCGTGTCAAAAGTTTCTGCGTTTAATTGGACTTTTGTCCAAACTGAACCTGAAGTGCTTTGTCCCGAACTATTACGAAACGCCCTAAAAGCAGGACCACTAGCGGAAGAAGCCGTAGCCCATTTCAAACCTGTCGCAGTTGTTGAATCTGCCGTTAATACTTGACCATTTGTTCCAACACCTAACCTAGCATCGGCTGTGCTATACGTGTAAAGATCACCTTTTGTTGTTAAGGGTGACGAAGAACCACCAACGGATACCCATGATGTGCCGTTGTATTTTTCTAGTGCATCGGTATCCTTCAAATAAGTAATCATTCCTTCAGCCAATACGCCGCTGAGCGCCGTTGTACGAGCAGTTGCGTTTGCAAATACCATTACGGCTTGTTCTTGTAAATATGTATTTACTTGGGCAGCCGTAAGCACGTCCCCCGTGTTAAATAACTTATATCCTGCGCCTGCCATGTCTCTCCTTAGTAGCTCAGCACGTTCGTGCCTAGTATACCGCTAATCGATGAATTTAATACGAATCCAGCCAACAAAGGCTCAGCCGTAAATAGGGTTGTATTCCATGTTGATTTCGTAATGTCGTGATGGATGCCATTGATAAGACTCGCCTGTGTGATACTCGTACTGCCGGGCATCGTCTTGGTAACCGTCACGCCATCAAGCAATTCGATGTCCACACCCGCTTTAGGCTTATTTGGGTTTGTATCGTCATAAAGATTAAGGGCAATGCTGTCAATGCGGATTTCAGGATCCTTGCGGGTAGCAAGGATGCCTTGCGCTTGGTTCAAAGCTTCCGTGTCAGTCTGAACAAGGATGCCTGTGCGGTTGCCTGAGTGCAAGAAATAGGTGTCAATGCTGGTCTGATCAAAAGCGTTTTGAGCTGTGCCGCCTGCGCGGGTAACGGTGACATCATTAAGGATCTGAGTGTCATCGAAAGCCACCACCGCGTTTGTGTAACTGATGTCTGAGCCTGTATCGGAGAAAGCATAAACGGACGTGGCTGGACGGCTAATAAGGTTGGTTCGACTAATAAAAGTGGCTTGCCCTTCGGCATCAATAAAGAATCCGCCAAACTCGCTATTTTCTACCGTTTGCAGGGCTTCTAAGGCGGTTCTAGTGGTTCCCGGATCTGCCTGAAGGGTTGAGTCACCCGTATCGATGGCTCGTAGGCTTACAGGGAAGGCAATGTCGTCTAGGATGGCATTAACACGAGCGCCCGAAAGCTGACCCGCTGGCGTACTTGCAACGGTTGAAATTGATGATCCAGCCATAAGTTTAGTGGCATCAATGCAGCGCAGGTTTACCGTAGAAAGATCCTCGTTCCCTTGACGAAATCCCGTGTCATAATTGGTAATAAACCCTGAAAATAGAAAATACTGAGAACCAAGGTAATCAGCATAAATAATGATTTGCCGAAGGGGAACCAAGTTTGGGTAATAGGCTCCCGCAGGGTTCATTGGATTCCAATCGCCATTCTGATCAAACAATGTCACGACCGCTGTTCCAGCTTCAAACTTAGATGTAATACGATTGCGACCACGGCGAATGGATACGGCACTCACTAAATTAGTGATTTCGACAGGTAATACGCCTGAACCTAGCCTGTTTGTTCCTAGAATCCCTTTAGTGGCAGAATCTAAGATCAATGGGTTGGTTTCGTAAGCGGTATCCGAATCAAAGTCTACAAAGACTCTTAGCGTGGGAGCTGCCATTAGATAGATGTGCTACTGACCAAGATTCCTTGACCAGCCTTCTGATTCTCATAAATTTGGTCTGTTATGATAGAAGATAAATCGCTTTCCTTTATCACGGAACCTTGAACAATTACAGTAATCGGTGAGCCGCCTTCATCTCTACGGCGGAAACGACTAGGATCAAACAAAGATTCAGACGTTATGCCCGGTGTATCAAATACGCCCATGGCACGTAATCTGGCTTGTTCATCGCCTAAAGCATTTAAGTTCGACAAAGAAGTGGCATCTGTCAAGGTATCAATGTGTTCTTTTAGCAAGAAATTGATTGCTGTTCCTGATTCGGTTGTGGCGCGCAATGCCGTCAATGTATCAATTTGATTCTCAATAACATCGGTGCTAATGGCAGGTGCTTTTGGATTAAATGGATTAGGAACCGTGAAGGATCCACGACCACCACGACCGCCACCACCACCGCCACCACCGC